CCTGTGTGGCACATAGGACTCGATGCGGAGGGAGAGCCGTGACCACCGCAAGGATCCTCACCGACACCTCTTTGCCGACCTAGTGCGATCGGCACGCTCGGCAAGTCCACGAGCCGTGAGAGGCTGTCACGCCCATCGAGTATGCAAGCACAGCCACGCCCTGACACCCCCGCCATGTCCCCCGCTCCGGGCAGGGCGCCCGTCACGGTCGACTGGCGGTGCTGTCGGGCAGCGATCGAGGAAGGAGGCGAACGCAGCGACACCCCCCACCACGGAGATGAGATGAGCACCACACCCATTGACGACCGGCATCGAGACCCACACCGCACGGCTGGCAGGAGGCTCGCATCGCTCCGCTCGCCACCCGCCCCGCCACCCTTGCAGTCCGCAAAGCAGCACGGCTCGACGGCGACCTTGCGTTCTACCCCAACGAACACCGCCACCCCGCAGGCTACGGGTGCGCCACGAGTCGCCCCCTATACCTGCGGCGCACCGGCTGACACCCAAACACCACCGTCGCCCACCGGCGCAGCAATGGGCATATAGCCCACCGCCGCCCCGCTGAAGCCACGGCGACTCTGGGGAGACCGCAGGAAATCGGGGATTCTCCACCTCGAACCTCACCAATCCGCAGATACGGGGGATGTCAACCTGAGGGGGTCTGAATATGTGTACGTAAGGTACAAAATCGGAAGTGCGCCTCGAAACAAGGGGTGGGTTCTGAAGGCACAGTTGCCCTCCGGGTTATGAGGGGCGATCTGTTTGCGATCTTGCTCGTTGGCCGACTGCGCTACATCTCCGCAAGGAGTCGGGGGGAGCCTTCTGCTCTGGGTGTTGCGGTGGGTGGGTGGTTGTTGTAACCTTCCGAGTAGGTGGTAGTGACCTAGACGGTAGCTGAGTCCTTCGAGCTTCGCAACTGTCATTGAGAGAGGGAGTCCTTTGGGGCTCCCTCTCTTGTTATCCGTGGGTTGCGTAGGCGGCGAAGGTGTAGTTGGGGGTGGTGCCGCCGAGTGTCCATACGAGTCGGTACCAGGGGGCTTTGACGGTGAAGCGTTTGGCGACGGTGGGGGTGGCTGCGCCGATTTGGGTGAAGGTGTCGGGGGTTTCGGCTGATCCGAAGTTCACGCCGTCTGGCGACCATTCCACTTCGAAGTCGATGGTGGGTGTGGTGCCTGATTGGGCTGAGATGTCGATGCCGATTCCGATGGCGTTGGGTGGTGATTGGATGGGGGCCGAGTTGCCGTTGGCTCCTTCGGCTGCTGATGGGTGGATGGCGACTGACATTGGGTGTCCTTCCTGATGGGCGTTGTGCCGGGTGTTGTCATGATACGCTGTGGCGCATGGCGGCTACGAGGATTCTCATGTGCGATGTGTGCGGAGATGTTGAGAGGGCTTTGGAGTGGGTTCAGCTCGCTCTTGATGCTTCGCATGAGGTTCGGTATCGGGCGGTTGAGTGCCAGTGTTCGTATCGGCTGGTTGATGTCGAAGTGGTGGTGACGAGTGGCCGTCGTTGATCGGCTGTGTCTGCTGTGTGGGGGCAAGATTGTTGGTCGCACGTCGTCTGCGAAGTATTGCTCCAAGACGCATATGGAGCAGGCTTCCCGTAAGCGGACGATGTATGCCCGGACGGAGGTGGAGTCGGGGCGTGGCGAGGCGGTGACGCCGATGCGGAAGTTGCTGTTGCCGTTGTATCACCAGATCGCTGCGGGTACGAACACGTTGGAGGTTGCTGCGGCTGCGGCGCAGGTGTCGGTTGCTCGTGTGACGAAGGATTATCGGGAGTGGCGTAAGGCGGTTGAGGAGTTTGCGAAGGTCGGGGATTGGGAGATGGATCCGACTACGGCGTGGGAGCTTGCTCTTGATCTCGAGATGCCTGCTAAGGAGGATGCGGAGGCGTGTGCTCGGTGGGCGATTGAGGCGACTGAGCGGTTCATGGCGTTTGAGCGGCGGTGGTTCGCTACGTCTGATGGGAAGCCGTTCATGCGTGAGGACTTCCATTACGAGTGGATCACGGCGACGTTGGCGACGATCGCTTCGGGCGGCTACCTCCAGATTCTGTCGCCTCCCCGTCACGGAAAGTCGGAGCTGCTGGTTCACTTCTGTGTGTGGCTGATCTGCCGGAATCCGAACATCCGCATCTTGTGGGTGGGGCCGAACGACGACATTGCCGGTGACATGCTGGTGGCGGTCAAGACGTACCTTGCGGACACGACGGAGATGATCGAGGCGGTGTTGGGGCCTGGTCGGTCGTTTGAGCCGACGTCGCTGCGAGGGTCGGATTGGTCGTCCAAGTCGTTCACGGTTGCGGCACGCACCGTGACGCTGGTGGGTTCCACGATGCTCGCCACGGGCAGGGGCGGCCAGTTGCTGTCACGGAACGCCGACCTGATCGTGTGCGACGACATCGAGAACAAGGCGTCGGTGGCGCAACCGAAGCTGCGGCAGTCCACGAAGGACTGGTTCGGTACCGACCTCGACTCCCGCAAGGAGGAACATACGGGGCTTGTGGTGATCGGGTCTCGCCAGCATCTCGATGACATCTACAACTCGAACCTGAAGGATCCGAACTTCTACAACATCGTGAACTCGGCGCACGACCCTGACTGTCCGCTCGACCCGTACAACGAGAAGCTGCACAAGGCGTGCATGTTGTTCCCTGCGTTGCGGACGTACCGATGGTTGATGACGAAGAAGCGGGGCGCTGAGGCTCGGAACAACGCAAAGCTGTTCGAGATGGTGTATCAGAACAATCCGCTCGGTGAGGGCATGGCGGTGTTCAACAAGAAGGCGATCATGGCGGCTCGGAACCCGTCGAGGGCGATCGGGTTGTCGGGGATCCCGTCAGGGTTCTCGCTGGTGGCAGGGCTCGACCCCTCATCGACGGGGTACCAGGCGGCGTTCCTGTGGGCGTTGCGGATGCGGAAGGACGAGTCGATCACGGATCGGCGCACCGTGATCCGTGTGCAGCGGTGGATGGTCGATCTGGACAACTCGCTCGGTGGCGGCATCCAGAAGGCGAACGACTTGATGAAGAAGTGGCTCGACCTGTACGGGTGCCGTCATTGGGTGGTGGAGGTCAACGCCTTCCAGCAGGCGATCCTCGATGACGAGGATCTGGTGCGGTGGGCGAAACAGGAAGATGTGACGTTGACGCCTCACCGTACCGGGATCAACAAGGTCGATCCGGTGTACGGGGTGGGGTCGATGAACCGGCTGTACGAGGCGAACCTGATCGACTTGCCGTATGGCGACGAGGAGGCGGTGGCGAAGGTCGATATGTACGTCGAGCAGATGCTTGCCTTCACGGAGGAAGCGACGTCGCACAACCGTGCGGTGAAGTCCGACATCCTGATGGCGTCGTGGTTCCCGACGTATGAGATCCGAAAGATGGAGCGCAGGTTGCAGAAGGAACACACACCGCCCCAGCACAAAGCTCGTGACAACTACCAGAAGTCGTACCCGAAGGTGTCTAGGCTCACCGGCAGGTCGGTTCCGTGGAGGGGATGAGGATGGACTACGCAGACATTCACTCACGCCTTGTCATCCTGAAGCATCAGCATGAAGGCCAGTACGACGACCGTTGGCGTATCCGTGCCATCCTCAACGGCGGGGCTGCCGGTATCTACTCGCTGTTGGCGTGGGATGTCGGCAAGGGCGCTTCGATGCAGCAGTCGATTGCGGAGATCTCCGACACGTTCGGTATCGACCTCCCTGCGGTGAACCTGATGGATTCCGGTCTGACCCGCATCGCTCAGAAGGTTGGGCGCACCCCGACACTCAAGCCGCCGAAGTCGCAGGGCGAGACCGTGATGGAGGCGCACCAGCTCCGCATCGATATGTTGCGGGATTGGGATCGGCAGGGCAAGTTCGGGATGCAGACCCCACAGATCGGACGGTGGCTTCCCGGCTACTCGTTCGTGGCGTGGGGGCTGACGCAGAAGCGGGGCGAGGACGGGCGACTGTTCCCCCACATGGCGCTCCAAGACCCATTCGACTACTACCCCG